ACGATCGGCAAAACTGGCCGCAGAAGGCGGTAGCCCCGCCGATCCGGATAGCGCCAGAGGACGCAGGGAAGCCCTGCAGGAGGCAAAGGTAGCCGCAAGCTACGTGGAAGCCCTCGTCGTCCTGGAACGCATGGGAGCCCTTCCCAGGCGCGCCGTGGTCAATGCCTGCGAATACGGAATAAATCCGGTCGGCGTCTCAGGCCTGCATGACCTCCAAAAAGGCCTCCAAGGCCTCGTAGCCTGGTGGATAAAATGATCCGCCCCATTGTCCTTTGGTACAGTGTTGACAAACAAGTTCCCTTAATGTCCGATAGGCAAATCCAAACCCGCGCCACAAACGCGGGTTTTTTCGTGCCAAAGGAGATCCCTCATGGCCAAGAAACCACCGAAAAAACCCTCCAAACCCTCGAAACCCCGCCCCTGCTAATCCCGCAATAAATACTCTAGGTTGCGGAAAAATCGAATAAATAGCAGAACGGGCGGAAGAAATAATCAATACGGTAATCGAAACGGTAATCGGAACACCCAAATAAGTATTTGGTGGAAATAAGTAATTTCAACAGCTTGGATTATTTTAAAACATGGCTGGCGTAAAAGGTCGCTCTGGAACCTTCAAGGACAAGCCTTGGACCGATGCAATCCGTCGCGCGGCATATGCCGAAGGCAAAGATGGCCAGCGCAAATTGTTCGAGATCGCAGAGGTCTGCGTGCAGGCTGCGATCGACGGCGACCTTGCCGCGATTCAGGAAATTGGCAATCGCCTCGACGGCAAGCCAGCGCAAGAGAGCACTGTAACTTTTGAGAAGCGAGATGCTTCAGACTGGTCTTTGGAAGAGCTGGACACAATCATCCATGACGCCAGCGCAGGCGGCATGGGAGAGAAAACGCCGGATCCTGGCGCATCGAAACTTAATTGAGTTCACCGAATTCACGTTCGAACGATATCGAACGGCTCAACATCATCGCATCATTGCCGGCCAGCTCGAGCGTATTGAAAACGGTGAAATCGATCGCTTGATGTTGCTCGTTCCGCCGCGGCACGGCAAATCGGAATTGGCTTCGCATCGATTTCCAGCCTGGTATCTAGGACGACAGCCAGACAGACAATTTCTATCGGTATCGGCAACAGAAAGCTTAGCCAGTGATTTTGGCCGCGCTGTACGCAATACGATATCGAGTCCGGAATACCGAGCCATCTTCGATCGAACTGAGCTTGCGGAAGACAGCCAGGCCAAAGGTAAATGGCACACTAGTGCTGGTGGTGTTTATTACGCACTTGGCATTGGCGGCTCTATTCTGGGTCGTGGTGGTGATTGCATCCTTATTGATGACCCTTACGCATCTATGCAGGATGCTCTTTCGGAGCTCACCCGAAAAAACGTCTGGGATTGGTACACGGGAACGGCATACAACCGATTGATGCCTGGCGGGAAGATCGTCGTCATCAATCATCGCATGCACGAAGACGATCTATGCGGGCAGTTGCTCGCGCAGCAGGCGGCAGGAGGCGACAAGTGGGAGGTCGTCGAGCTGCCGGCAATCAACGAAGATGGCACGGCACTTTGGCCTGACGCATATCCAATCGAGACGCTCGAGCGGATCCGAAAGAATTCGCAAGCTCGTTTCTGGTCTGCTCTGTACATGCAGCGCCCGAGCCCTGATCAGGGCGATTACTTCAAGGTGGATTGGCTGAAGCCATACACCAAGGCGCCGGATCCAAAGACGTTGCGAGTGTACGGCGGATCGGACTACGCAGTGACCGCGGACGGCGGCGATTGGACTGTGCACGCCGTCGTCGGCATCGATCCCGAAGGCCGCATGTACCTGCTGGACCTGTGGCGGCAACAGGCATCAAGCGACGTCTGGGTCGAGGCGTTCTGCGATCTCGTGATCGAGCACAAGCCGCTAGGATGGGCAGAGGAAACCGGCCAGATCAAGAGCGGCGTCGGACCGTGGATCGAAAAACGACAACGCGAGCGAAAGGCGTTTTGTTATCGGGAGCAGTTTCCCACCCGCGGCGATAAGGCAATTCGAGCGCAATCGATGCGAGGCAGGATGGCGTTGGACGGTTTGTACGTTCCGACCAACGCGCATTGGTATCCGTCGTTCCGATCGGAGCTGTTGTCGTTTCCAGCCGGCAAGCACGACGACCAGGTCGACGCGATCGGTTTGATTGGGCAATTGCTGGATCGGATGTCGGCAGGTGTGAAGCCAAAGAAGGTCGAAGAGCCGATCAAGTTCAGCGGCTACAAATCGGTCAAGGCGGTAGCCAACGACAGTTTCAAGGCGTGGTGAAATGAGTATTCGTGACGCGATGAACGACGGCGTGCTCGACCGTGTCCGCCAGGTCGTGCGCGACATGGGATACAGCAAGTCGGATCGGGAAATCATCATCGAGCTCAGGCAAATTCGCGTCAATGCGAAGGCGATCCTGGATCTCATAGCCAACAACATTCCGGCATCGGATGCACAACCATGATTTTTTCGGCGCTTGGCTCCACCCTGCGGCTGCACCCCAGGGTGAACCTTCGCCGGAAGGCAGTGACGGGCGGCGCGTGCGCGGCGCGCCGTCCGCACTAGCATGAAAGGTAAATAGATGGCGGTTGTCGTATTGAACGGTCCCAGGATTGCGCCTGGCGAAAGCCTGTCAGGAGTCATGGACTGCAGCGCCGGCAAGGTTGTTCGTCTGACCATGCCGCCGGAATGGTCGACCGGTGAACTGACGTTCCAGATCTCCACTGACGGCATTGGCTTCAACGACCTCGTCAATGCCGACGGCGAGGAAATCATGGTGAGGGTGGTGCCGGGGGCCGCGGTGATCTTTCCGGCAGATTGGGCCAGGGCTGTCGTGTTCATCAAGTTCCGATCGGGCACGCGCGTTGATCCGGCGCCGCAGGATGGCGACAGGATGTTTGCGATTGCGATAGAGACGCCGTGATGGATCAGTTGCCGGCAACACAGCAGCAGCGCCTGCCAGGTAGGCGGCGGGATGCCGACGAAGACCTTGAAGGGATGTTCGATACCGTTCGCCTGCGCCGGCAATACCAGGATTTTGCTTCAGCAAAGTACGACGAAGGCGCCGAGATGCTCGAGGCGCGGCATTACTACCACGGCGACCAATGGACCAAGGAAGAGATCAATACGTTGCGATCCCGCAAGCAGCCGGTGGTGACGTCGAACCGGATCGTGCGAAAGATCGATGCGGTGGTTGGTCTGGTCGAGCGCCTGCGGCAGGATCCAAAGGCATTTGCCCGCACGCCCAAGCACGACCAGGGCGCCGAGATCGCGACAGCCACGCTGCGTTACGTGCTCGACAGCAACGATTGGAAATCGAAATCCGGGCGCATTGCCCGCGGTGCGGCGATCGACGGCATTTCCGGCATTGAATACGACCTGGTGCCGGGCGACGAGGGCGACCCGACGCTGGAGATGCATATTGTCTATGGTGACGGGTTTTTCTACGATCCGCGCAGTTATGACGAGGGCTTTACCGACTGTAGGTATTTAGGCGTTGCGAAGTGGCTGGGTCTTGACCAGGCAATTGAGCTGTTTCCGGACAAGGCGGAAGAGCTCGAGAGCATGGTCGAGTCAGCCTCTGACATGGTCAACATCACCGAGTTCGACAAGGAGAAAAACTGGGTCAATAGCCAGGAGAGGAAAATCCGGCTGGCCGATCACTGGTACGTCAAAAGCGGCAAGTGGCAATGGTGCATGTATTCCGGCCATGTCGTGCTGATGCAGGGCATTTCTCCGTTCGTCGACGAGAAGGGCAAGACGTTTCCGCGTTATCGGATGTTTTCGGCGGGCGTCGACCACGATGGCGATCGTTATGGCTTTCCGCGCAATCTGAAATCGCCGCAGGACGAGATCAATCATCGTCGCAGCAAGTCTCTGCATTTGCTCAACAGCCGCAAGGTGATCTCGGAAAAGGGCGCCGTCGACGACATCGAGACATCGCGCCGGGAATGGGCGCGTGCGGATGGCTGGATCGAGATTAATCCGGGTCTGAAGATGGAGCCCGACAATTCGACGATAGCTGATTTCAAGGGACAGCTCGAGCTGTTGCAGGAGGCCAAGAACGAAATCGAAAATTTCGGCCCCAACCCGGCATTGATCGGGCAGGGGCTCGAGGACAGTTCGGGCAGGGCTATTCAGTTGCTGCAGCAGGCCGGCATTGCCGAGCTTGGGCCGTATTTGATGGCGTACAAGAACTGGAAAATCCGGGTTTATCGCGACATCTGGAACATTGTGCAGCGGCATTGGCGTGCCGAGCGTTGGATCCGGGTGACGGACGACCAGAACGTGGCGCAATTCTTCCAGGTCAACAAGTTGTCGATGGATGAGTATGGCAGGCCTCAGATTGTCGATGCGCTGGGATCGCTGGACGTCGATATCATCATTGATGAGGGGCCTGATACGGTCAACATGCAGGGCGACGCCATGACGGTGCTGCAGTCGCTGGGGCCGCAGTTCCTGCAGCAGTTCCCGGAGATTGCGATCGAGCTGACGCCGCTGCCGGCGAGCGTCAAGAAACCGATGCTGGACAAGATCCAGGCGCAGCAGAACCGTCCACCGCCGCCGGATCCGAGGATGATGGCGGTGCAGGCCAAGACGCAGGCCGACATGCAGATGATGCAGGCCAAGACGCAGATGGAAGGCCAGAAGGCGCAGCAGGATGCGGCGTTGAAGGCGCAGCAGCAGCAGGTCGACAACGCCTCCGAGCTGCGTGAATCACAGCAGGAGATCATGCTGGAGCG